AGCGCCCTGGACATTAAGCTTTCATAAGAAGATGCCAGGTCTGATGCATGACCATTATTAACGATCAATAAACTTCCGTTCGGTGTCTGGTTGGTGTGTCCTAAATAAACTTTATGCGACCATGTGGCACCGTCTACATCGGTAGTTGTAAATGTCAGTCTATCCCATGATGCATCATTGCTTATATTTGCGGTGTTGCAAATATGAATTGCTCCACTTACCCCTGTTGACACCGATGGCGACATTGTAGGGAGTGAACCACCATTGAAAAGAGACGATATTAAATTACTTCGATAGGTTGCTTTATTTGCATTGGTTACGTGTATCTCTTTAGTCTGCCAATCGGTCCAAGTTAAATCCATTAACTCCTCAGTAATAGCACTTACCTGGAAGTTGCTGACGTCCTGCATAGGTGTTATCAGAACTTTAAAAATGGAGTTTATTGCTGCGTTAGTAGCTGAAGTGCCGTTGTTGTTCAGCGACCCTACATACATATTCGTCGTGAATGTAGACGCCACTTGTGAAAGCGTTGGAGTGCTTATAAGTCCGGCTGTCATTGCACCTGGTTGGTTAACGCCATTTTTATAACACGTTACCGATGAATTGAAATTGACTCTAATCCTTAAAAGAACTGTTTCGTTGACACCGTTTGCAAATACCGCAGACGTTGTAGCCCAGTTAAAAAAACCTGATGTAGTTCCAAATGCTATGTTAACAATACCAGATGTATTAACGTAAACATTCAATCCTATATTAGTCGGCTTTATACCTCCTATTAAGTTGTGAGTTGCTGCTGGTTGGCCGTCCTGCATTTGGACGACGATGTAAAGATCAAAATGAGTATTTAAAAACGTGGCTCCGGTTGTGTTTGTGTTGACCGCGTTAGTACTTTCGTCATGCAGTGACTTTACAGTTGTTCCGTTTACTGTTGCATCTCTAACAATAGGAGTTCCAACAATTGTAGCTGTATGTCCGTTTCCGCTTTGGTCTACAAGTCCAGCATTACCGTTAGATATTGACGCGCCGCCTGAACCTGTTAAGTCAGTGAAATCATAATATAAATATGAATCGTTAAGTTCAACGCTATTATGAACAAACGCGGCCCCCGACGTCCTGCCTGAATTGTTGGCAAAAAAAGTACTCCCTAAAAAAGTCTGTGAAAAAACTAATGACGGAAGTAATACTAAAAATATTAGCAGTTTTTTCATTGCTCCTGGTTAATGGTGTACAGTATTCTCGTGGCTGATAAGTACTTCATGATTATGATATTGTCCACGCCTGTAACGTATGCCCTAGAACCTTCCATACGTTTAAATTCAGAGGGGAAAGATGGCTCCGCACTATCGTTGTGAATCATGATTTGCTCCATGCCTAACACCGCGCCGGTAGTGCTGAAAGTTATATTCCCTGTTATGTCTGCTGCGCTTCCATAGAATTGAGGGATAGCGAATGAAACAACCGCGCCGGTAGCCGCTGCTGTTGGAAGTCCTTTAGGTACATCAGCTGCGATCTCAGTGTTGACAAAGGCTGTCGTTGGGATACTTGTATCGTTGTCCTGAGCGGTTGGAGTCGGTGCTACTGGATTACCGGTAAATGTCGGGCCAGCTAAATCAGCCTTTAATGCCAACGCATCAAACACCTGATTTTGATCTGGCGCACTTGATGTTACTCCGTTAGTAATTACTGCCGCTACCTTTGCATCTGCATAGGCCGTCGTTGCGATCTTCGTAGAGTTATCTCCGTTGGTTTGTGTTGTTGTTGTTGGTGATCCGGCAAGGGCTGCGCTCGATGCAATCTTTGCGCCAGTTATTGAACTGTTATCTACCGTCCACGTTGCACCGCTTGAACTTACTGTGATGTCACCCTTGTCGCCGTCTGGTATGCTACCAGCAGTTACCGCAGCGTCTACATACGCAGTTGTTGCTACTCGTGTTGAGTTATTCCCTGCGGTTTGAGTTGTTGTTGTTGGATTACCTGCTAATGCCACACTTGAAGCGATCTCAGTCCCACCAATAACACCCGCGTCTACTTGCCATGATGCGCCTGATGAGCTTACTGTTATATCTCCCTTGTCACCGTCAGATAATGAACCACCTCCACCTGTTCCACTACCTAGCGCGTGCCATGTTACACCGTTGTCATTAGAGAATACCCATTGCGCAGGTGATCGCTGAGAATTGAAATAAAGTAAGCCCCAACCCGCCGGTGTTGTGACGCTCGTTGAGTCAAGTACCCTGGAACGGTAAACGCTTTGTGAAAGACTTCCGGTCTGACCGAATGCAGCAACAGAAGCTAAAAGGAAAAGAAATATTAATATATTTTTCATAAGTTCTTTATACATAAGGTCCAAGTATTTCAACACTCCAATTTGTACCGTCGAAGTCGCCGACCATTTTGTATTTACCTGTATCAAGCGGTGTCCAATCAGTACCGTCAAATCTTGGATCTGACATTAAGTATGATGCTGGTGGTGTAAGAACCGCCGCCACGTTGGTTATTTCGAAAAGGAATTTCAATTCAACGGCTAGTGAGTCGTTTGAATGAGCTATCGTCTTAGGTCCAGCAAATGAGGCGCTTCCATTGAAGGTCTTTTTTACAGCCGATGCAAAGGCAAGTGTTATTGTACTGCTAGCCGTGCTTACCGATGTTACCGCTAAGTCTGAGTTAAGTACGAATGTATCAGCGTTATCTTCGCCGAATGTTCTCATATCCCCCTCACTGATCTCAGCCGTTGTATTATCAGGGAAGGTCGTACCGCTTGACCCGTAAAGGGTTTTATAAGTTGTTCTAGTTCTTAATGACATATTTTTATTAATTAAAAGCGCCTGCGCCGAATCCTACTGTAAATCCACTTGTGAAAGGAACAGCGCCGCCGCCATCACCTCCAATATTTGTTAGTTCTAAAAATTCACCATTCCATGTACACATTTTATCATTCAACGTTAACCCTATTGGTAAATAAATTCTATTGTTGTCGTTAACGTTTCTAGCAACGTTGAGTAATCCGAAGTACCTGTTACAGTAAATGCTACCCCTGAACAACCTCCACGATCTGCGATACTGTAAAGCGTATTGTTTTAATAGAATACCATGAAGCTTATCTGATTCAGCCACACCATCACGCGCGAAGAATTCATATCCTACGCCATTGATATCCCTGAGGTATCCGGTGTAGATCAAATCAGCCGATAGGGTGCTAGTTGTTGTGATTGAAAGACCACCTGAGGGGAAGAAAATACCGAGACTAAGTGAAAAGCTTGTATCTGTAACTATGAGGTTAGAATAAGAGCCTATAACTAAAGGCTTCTCTAATGTCAGATTGTTACTTCCTTCACCTGTTACCGTTCTTGTAATGGTGTCAATTGGATCATTACTGTCCGTTAGATATCTTACCACAACCTTATCAATAGCCATTTTGAAAACAGTATCATTCGTCTGAGTCTGGAAGACAGTAACTTTTCGAATGTATTTTCTTGGATTATTTAGAGGATGATAATCATCAGGCTCAACAACTTCGAAGGCACTCGTTGCCTCGCTAGTTTCCTGAAGCTCATAATAATAAATTATATCACCACCGGTTAAAAGTTGCGTTTTATATCCGGTTGGAATTGTTTTGTTAACACCGTCGTAAGTTTGTAGCGCCTCCAAATCAGATGTATCGCTATCAATAAAATCAACATGATACGGATAAATATGATAAACCCTGACATCGAAATCCATTCCAACAACCGGTGTTCCGGTTGTTGGTTGCTTCGCTACAATCTCAAAGTCCAAAAACTTATCAAACTCAGTAGCAAAAAAAGTTAGTAGGCTTTCTGTTGCAGACCATGAACCATCACCCTGCAAGTACAATGAACCATATTTAACTCGGAGTCGAACTTTGTAATACGGAACATCAAAAGTGAAAACCAATGTTCCAAAGTATGATGTGAATCGGTAAACCTTACACCGAACCGAGATTTTTAACTGATTATTTGTACCCATTTTGATCGGGTAGGTATCACTTTGAATGTATGCTTCTCCTGAAGTATCTAGGCCGCCCTGAATAGTATATGCCAAATTATTTTGATCAATACGTTCATATCCCTCCTGTATTATATAACCAGAATTAACCAGAGTCCATCCATCTTTATTTATATCAAAGAAGTATGTGTTGCTGAACGGATCATAAATTGATTTTAATCTGAAGTCACCATTATTAAGTATGTTCGGTTTGAGTCCGAGGCTGTATATTGCTTTGATCCTTCCGTAACCTGGCCGGATCTCAAGGTTGTGATCTAGATTTACCAAGTTGACTTCATCTCCTATAGAGTCATCTGGGTATTCAATATCTATTATTGGGTTAGTCGACCCATTGGAAAGATAATTTCCATCTGCATCGAACTGTCGCCAATCGTATTCACTGACCAATTCTTCTACTCGAATTATATTCCAACGATATTCCCATTGTACAATTCTGCATCCGAACGGTTCAAGTATACTCTTTAGAACAAATTCTAACGTTGGTTCCTTTTCTGCAAGGTAGAAAGCCTCAAAGTCAACATAAGCCTGGTCGAAAGGATCATTAGCTTCTTCCTGATTCATCTCCAGAGCGTATAAATTACACGCTACACGGATATCTAGGCCAAGCTTTAAGAAACTGAGACAGTAAGAGACTAATTTTATGAGGCTGATAGTTCCGTAATACTTCTGGCCATCAGGTTGAATTAAAAAATGATCTTTTAATTCAGCTAGGCCATCAGTTGCAATGACAGAAACGTGATAAGGTGGTGCTTTCCATTCTTCCGCGTATTGCATCGGAAGAACTTTACCAAGCCAGAGCAATTCGTAACCTATAGCGTAAGGTTCTTGAACGGGTATTACTGCCGTTACATTGTTAAATTCAGCTACGGCCTTTTGACAGAAACTAGAACCAGATCCGCATGAAGGTGCATGAAAAACAACTATCCCAATACCTGCCGCTCCTGCTGGCGCTGTTACAATATACTGACCGGTTTGAAATGCTGTCGATATAATTATATCCGTATTCAGTAACTCATTGAATGAACCATCAAATATTTTTATCTTAAATGTTCCACTTGCGTTAGGGCTACTAAATGCATAGTTGAATGTGTACTCTCTCCCTTCCTCGAAAGCGTAATCGGTGTAAAGTGTATCGGATGTTACATTTAATCCGAGCAGATTAAAATCAACTGTTGGTGGATCGCTAACCCATGCCGGACCGCCTGTATCTTCATTCGTCCAATCGGTCAAAGCGGGGAGTGCTGCTGGTGAAAATCCTCCTTCGCCCGCCGTCATATTTCCGAAATCCTTTGAGTATTCTAACCGGTAAAGGTTTGGATCATTGGTGTATAGTTCCAGGTACTGCGCATCTGTCATCGATAACAGATTAAGATTCCCTTGCGATGACATTAAAGCCGTGAACTTATCTGTCTCCCCCTCGCCGCGTAGTTGAATTTCGAAAGGTGTTCCCGATCCCACCGCATCAGCACCAAAAGGATCATCGCCGAGTACGCCATCGAGTTCCATATCAAGTATACCACCAACCTCCACGGAATACCCGCGCATCGTTATGTCTACCCGTGTTGGTATGGATTCGTTGTCGGTGTATTCTAACCTGTATTTGGTTCCGTATACATTACTCGATGTGACTTCAACCAGGATATTAACCGCACAATTGGCGCTATCCCTTAAATAAATTCTGTATGAGCCAGGTAGTAATCCTGAAAAAATAGATTCTAATTGACCATCACCATACACAAAGTCAGCACCTAAATTATATTGAATGTCATTTGTTGAACTTGCTACTATCTGAATTGATCCGTCTGCCGTTGTAGCGTCTGTTGCTGGAACAACTATAGGAACTCCGTTTATTAAAAGGTTGCAGGTTGGCGGATTGACGACACAACTATAATGGTTTTCCAGGCTGTAGTATAATCCGTACGGCCAAAATCCATAGAAACTAAAAACTAGTAAAGATGTACCAATACATACTTGTGGGTTAAATTCCTGTATAGCTACAATGGAAGGCGATAAGTCCAGAATAAAACCAGCGCCGGTAACAAGGTAAGGCGATCCATTTAGTTCAACCGTGATTCCTGTGCCTTCATTTGATAGAGGATTAGCCGGAACAACCGCTAAGGCTGTATCCATGAAAATGTCCAATACATCACCAGCGACAAACGACCCGAAAGGATTGTTTACCAAAAACTGAAAGCGATATAATTGAATATTAGCCACCTGCTCTTAGGAATTGATTTGACTCTTGCTGATTCTTAAATATTACCCATAGATCCTGACCGCGTATCTGTACCGCACCGCTTACCTTAACATCTTGTGCTTCTGTTGCTGAGAATGTTGAACGGCCTGAGTTTCTTGCTTGTGAGGACACTGCCGCCGTTCCACCACCGCCTCCACTTGATCCTATCTTACTGAACATTGCTGAGATTGCAGCCACACCAGCCGCAGCCAACGCGATTGCTACCGGTGGAGGCCCACCCGATGTCGCTGCGCTTGAAATGATACCCGCTAATGCGCGCTGAAGGAACATTTTAACCAGGTCGGCTGTGATTTTCTTCATGGCCTGGGCAAATGTGATCTGACCTGATACCGCCTGGCCTAAACTGTCGCCGATAGCCTGACCGTATGATTCCGCTGCCGATGCAGCTTCCATCTGTTTAGCTATCTGAGCGTCCCATGATGCGCGACTTTGTGCTAAACGTGTTTCTTCGTTAACATGAAAGTCAGCACTTGCCTGATCCATCTGGGCTAATGAATCCAAGTAGGGTTGTGTATCAATTAATAAATCAGTAGGGAATGCACCGCTTAACCCCTCAGCTGTTGGTTGTTGCCCTCCACCGATCGGTGTAGGCTCGCCAGCGTTTAATTTCTTTAAGAATCCTGACTCTGATCCGGTAGCGTTTAATAACTCAAGTTGGTCACGTAACTCCTGAATTTTTACATTGAATGCGCCTATCTGGTCAACACTAAAGGCTTTGTTTTTTAGGTCTTCGAAGTGTTGTAGATCAGCATTGATTTGTTGAATGATACCTAAAGTGGGTTTCGATTCCGCTACAGTTTTTAACCCCTCAAGCTTCTTAGTTAATAATTCTATAGCTATACCATAGGCATTAACAGTCTCCTTCGATGATTGATACTCTTTTTCAAGTTTCTCCATCGCCGGTTGTGTGCCGTCGGTTGTTTGTTTAGACAACCTAGCAGCCTCAGCTGTTTCTACTTTTAAAGAACGGGTTAGCTCGTCTATGTTTGCGGTGATTTGCTCAGCAGTCTTAGCACCATCTACAAACTCTTCAGTTATTTTTGATAGTACCGTTGGAAGACCAGTGTCGCCAGATATATCTTGTGCTAAAGTTTGAATAGCTAATTGAGCCTGATCGATAAAAAATTTAAGTGGACCATCTGTAAGTGACCCTAGACTTAAAAGAAGTTTACCGAAAGAGTCTCCAAGATTGGAAATACTACCTCCGAGTGTTGCAGATATAGCAGCGGCTGACCCTGAAACTCCTTTAAGGTCACCGAGCGATAAAAGATACTCCTGGATTGATGCTGATGTGAACTTAGTTTGAGTTTCAACACCTTTAAAAGTGAACTTTACTTGATCGCCTTGTTTTTCAGCACGAATACCAAACTCCCTTAGTCGTTCGAATTGCCCTGACTGTGCGTCTAGGATTGCTTCCGCTAACTGATCAAATGTTTTACCGGTTGATGATGCGAGGTCGCCAAGCTTGCGAAGTTCATCGGTGGTCGGTGTGAATCCTTGATTAGCAAGTTTTACAAATGCAGCCGTTACCTCTTGAACAGAGAAAGGAGTCTTAGCCGCAAAGGTTTGTATTTTTTTTAGTGCTTCTTGCGCTTCTGATTTAGATCCTAATGTGTTAATTAATACTGCCTCAAACTTTTGGAATTCAGCGGTAATTTCAACGACCTCACGACCCAGTGATGCAAAACTTACAGCAGCAAACGCCGCTGTCATCGCTTTGCCTACTGATATTGATGTTTTTTGAAGTGTGTTAAGTTGCTTAGTGGCTTGCGTAGTTGATTTACCGAGTCCTGAGGCATCCCCAGCAATCAACACCATCAACTTTGCTAAGATATTACTAGCCACGTTTCTTTATTTTAGATCCGAACCTTCTCTTAATTGCATCCAAGTCAATCTCATGGTATGCGGGTAACTTATCGTCTGATGGTAACTTTAATAAATCCTGTGGCCGGATAGCTTTACTGTTCTTCTTACGATTCACATTTCTAAAATCTGCCCACTGAATCCTGAACCTTTCCCATTTTGCATTTTCGCTGACCTCCCATCTGTCATAGTCTGCAAAATATTGCTCCGAATAAAGTCCTACTTCATACCATGACAGTCGCCAAAATTCACTATGTCTAAGTTTCGCTTGTGTGACAAGGAAAATATAAACCTCTTCTAAACTTCTACTCCCTTCGGCCCCACCTTTGGGGCCTTGCCGTTTTTTATTACAGGCATTTTAACCGAGTCAATGTATATCTGAAAGGTTTTAGTAATGCCCATCTCATCAATCCATTGCGATACGTCAGCCGGTGTTATCTTTTCATCGATGCCATTTATTTCATTGTATGCCATTGCGGCACCCCAGAAGTAATTCAGCATGTGACGTGTTGAACCAGCACTCTTACCGTTGATTAAATTGAACAGTTCGAAAATGCTAATACCTGATTTCTCTTCCGTATACACACCCGCGAGTGTTCCAAATTGAAATCTAACCTCCCTATTTTCTAGTTGAACTTTGAAAATTCCTGATCCTATCATAAATTATTAAGTTTCGTCGCCCTTAGTGATTGATCCTGTGATCTCGAATGTTGCATCGAAAGTCACATTGTCATTCACCGGTGAAGCTCCTGAGATGTTTGTGATGTAAACCTCAGCTTCCAGGTAGAAATCACCTGTTGAGTCTGTAGTCCAACGTGCTGTGAGTTGTGTGCCAGCTAGAAAAGCCGTCATCAGATCTTCAACCTGATAGGCGCCGTCAAACTTCCATAGTCCTGATACTGAGAAGCTGCCTGATGTGCCTCCTAGTTTTATCTGACGTGCGCCGTCGTTGTCTTTACAGGTAGCTTCAATTATCTCCCGGGAAAAGTCGAAGGAAGCCTCCGTAGTACATACGATAGGGTTTCCATCCATATATAAGAGAAGGCTATTACCTTCTACTATTCCTGTTGTTGCCATTGTGTGAGTGTGTTATACGTGTGTGAATTTTTTACTTCTTTATTTTCATTTTCTTTGGCGGAAAAGTACCCGTGTATAGTTCCGCAATTCCTTGTTTTATCATGTCGCTCGCCTCTAATCTCCTTCTCCTAAATACTTGCCCTTTTGGTAACTTCTTACCCGTGTTTAGCGTGTATGATTTCAAAAGTCTTACAATAGGGCTACCGTTTAACTCTTGCTGCATAAGTATCAACTACTACATAAGTCTCATCTTCCTTATCAAATAGATCCTCGCTCACTTGATACCAGATATTATAAAACTCAATCCCATTGCTCGTACCGCGATAGTTGTCGATCACTCCCCTAACTGCCGCAAGTATTTGAATACACTTCTTGTATTCTTTATCGTATGCGGTAACTGTGAAGAAAGTCTCATCCTTACCACTTGTCTCATTCTTTACGATCGTTGGCGAGGTTCCAGTCCTTCGAATCGTCGTATAAGGTCTTTGAATTTTCTCTTCAGCTACTACCGGATAAATCTTTTGCCCTACCAGGTCCGTTACACCTGAATCATTGAGAAGTAAATTCTTTATTCCACTTATCATTTAGGCGCTGTTCGCTTTAAATACTTCGTTATCCCGTTACTTAATTCCGTTACTATCTTCCCCTGCACTTCAGCCTTCCGCGATTCCCATGAAGGCTCCACAAATGGTTTCTTAGGCATTACACCCCGATTCGCTCCACTGCCTTTAGTCTTCCTTCGCTTCGTTCCAAACTCATTCAGGTGACCCGCAAATCCTTTAAATCCTCCCTTTCTCCGTGGCCCTACACCTATACCACCTAATTTCTTTTCGTTCACTATTCCGATTGAGTCTGCAAGGTTTCCTGTTAGCCCTACCGGTGAACGCTTGTGCATCTCAGTTACCAAAGGTTCAGCCGCGTTACGTTGTGCCTTCATCATTATCTTGTCGCTGAACTGGCTCGGTATCCCTTTCAGTGACGCTTGCAATTCTTTTAATCCTTTAACTGACATTGAACCCGACGCTAAATCCTGATGTAAATCCTGCTCCTACTAAATCCACTTCGCCTGGATCGTCCATTAATTCACCTGTCAATTCAAGTGTTCTTAACCTATCAGGACTTTTTACCATTCTGATATTGAAGTACTGATCATTGTATTTTACCCGCATCGTTTCATCGATTCCGGATATATACCGGATCGTGAAAACTGTATTCCGATACGCTGTTAACTGATCGGCCCTAAAGCTTTCACTTCCGGTCTTATCTTCTACACTTGCCCATACCGTTGCCAGCGTCGACCACGTTGGAACAGATTGGTTGTATTCGTCAGCAGTAATTATTAACTCCTGAATAGTTATTCTTCTGTCTAGTTTGCCTATCTGTAGTTTAGTATGAAGCATCTTGTGTAACGATGTAAGGCGTTATCAAATCATCTTCACCTAAAGGGATCGTCTCAACTCCACCAGGCACCGCGCTTTCCCTATGCTCATACAAATGCGCGAACCTTAACAGTACAGCGCTCTTCAAAGCTGATGGAACCGCATCCGCATCGTCACCGTATCCAGCATCGTATGTAATCGTCACTGCTGCCGGTCTACAGATCGTTGTGGGCCAGTAATTTTTAATAGTGATCGTTCCAACTCCCGTAGTGTCAACCCAGTAATCACTTGTACTTAAAGTCTGCTCTGCGTCGTCCTCATCCTGGTATTTTATCTCTACCGAATCAGCTTGAACTGGTCCGTACAACAGATCGATCGACGTACATCGCGGGAAGTGGTCTAACTTGATCACCCTCGTCTGAGTAATTAAGCTTCGCCCTGTTCTTTCTTCGATCTTTTCACGCGCCGCCTGAATCCATATATCTAGCAATGCATCCTCTGTCGTTCCATCGAGCTTCAGGTGTAATTTTCCAATAGTGTCCCGGTCGATAGGTTCAACTGTTGGTCCTTCAGTTACTATGGAATACTTTACTTTCACAGATTCAGTATTGCTTGTTTTTCTTCTTCACTTAATCCTTTCAATGCACTCGTTAAGTCGTAAGGCGTACCCGCTTCCTTATTGAATGCCCAAATATTTTCTTCACTCTTGATATCGATTGCCATAGGCTCGTCGCTTCTGATCTGATGACCCATCACACCGTTCCGAGCAAGAAAAAAATTAGAGTTGTTGTCGAGTCGTTTGTTGATCTCATCGTTCCAAATCTTATACTTCTCATCACTCAGCACCTTAGCCTGACCAACCTTTTCCATTACCTCAGCGTCCTTCTTTTTAAAGAATCCGATTCCACCTTTGAATACTGACCGGCCAGGACACATGAGATCGTCCATGGCCTGGATCTCGACGCCTCTTGCACACTTTTCGAGTGTACTTCTCTCTATTGCTCTACCCATACCGTATGAAACTGATGTATTTATTAACCTACAGTCTAAATCGATTGAATTCAGATAGCAGAAAGTGCTTAAATGCAATAATGGATTCGATTGAAAGTAAGGACGGTACAATTCGAGTAACTCGGTCTTTAAAACATCATCTGAACCTAGTTCAATCAAATAATCCCAGTCCTTTTTGAATGCCTCTGTTAGCCCGAAGTTTTTCTTTCTCCCTAGCGGTAAATTATCATGCTCAACGTAGTCGATACCGTACTTTTTGCAAAGTGGTTTCATTGAGTCTTCCGAAATGACAGCAAGAAAGTCTACAGGAAATAAACCGGCCCGTTTTAGCCGGTTCAATCCCATAAAGCATATCTCTGTAATCTCAGGTCTACGCCAAACCGCTAAGAAGAAAAGAATCTTCACTAGGTAAGCGATAAGAACTTAATTGCAGTTCTGTTCAACAGTTTTGAATCCATCCGTGCGAATCCAACCCATGCAGTTTGATCCAGTTCAGCGTAACGCTCTGTCAATACTCTTAATGAGAAGTTATTCACGATGCGTACAACGAACCTGGACCAGTCACCGAATGCTAACACAGCGTTTTCAGTTGCCAGGGTGGAAGCCATTGCGTTGTTTACGAAATAAGGTTTGCCGAGAATCGTATCGGGAGCACCATCTCTCAAAGAAGGCAACCAAACCGGAGTGTAAACAGAAGTACCGAATGACAGCTTCTTAATTTCAGCAAGGATTAGATCGTTCATTGCGAAAGCTGCCTTAGAAGAGTTCCTGTAAGAAGCATCTACTGAATGCATCAAGTCGATGATTTCACCGGCTGTAATAGCCGAAGCCGAAGCCGCTACTTTACCTTCTGTTGCACCTGCTGTTGCGTCCATGTAACCGAGTGGTTGTGCTGTACCTGTTCCGGTCGTTGCGTATGTGTTGAAAACCTTACCAACACGCTCACCAAGTTGTTCACCGATGAAAGAAGGAAGATTTACACCGTTATCTTGGATAAGTTCGTTAGATGATTTGATCATCTTAGAGCTGAATTTGTAAGCCTTCAAAGTCACAAGACCGAACACCAACGGAGCCGAAGCGGTTGATGCGTCTGCATTTTCAGCAAGCAACTCACCTGTGTTAGAGGTATCGTTGTTTGTAGGCCAAGGTATATCGTTACCTGTTGATGTGCGATAGATCCGCGCGAACTTTAACAGTTCTGAAATCGTCTGCATTTGTTTGTCGATCTCTGAAGAGAATCCTTCAGGGATGGTATAACCACCGGCAGTCGTTACAACTGTCTGGTCAGAAACCCGTTTTTCGAGAATGGCTCTTTCTTCAATAGAAAGATTTTGTTTGTTGCCGCCATCTCTGAACCATTTCTCAAACGTTTTGGAATAACGCTCGATATCATTATAGATACCTTTTTCTTCTTCGTCAAGTGCGCCGATTCCGTTTTTCTCAAACTTAGCATACACTGCTGAACGCTTTCCAGCATCAGCAACGATGAAAGTTTTTTCTTTCTTATCGGATTGTACTTTATTTCCTTCTCTTACAACCAGGTCAGCATTTAATTGCTCCTGGCGTTTCAGAATTTCAATTTGATTATCGATGCCTTTTAGTTCTGTATCAAACTTGCGAAATTCCTCATTTTGTTCTGCGGTATATGCTCCGCTTGCAACCTTATTGCCTAGTTCATTCATACCGGCAATGACTTGCTGCTTTCTTTCGAATAAGCCTTGAATTGTCATTTTTTTTGTGAGTTAAAAATTGATTCTTGAATTTTCATGTATAAACTGCGGTCAATGACCGGTAAGTCCTCCGTTGGTTTCTGAAATGACCGTGCCGCTACCGTTGTATCAGGGTATGCGGGATAAGTCACAGGAGAAACGTCGTATAGCCGATCCACCTTGACTATAGTTCTGATGGATGGTTTGTCTTTGAAATGCTCCCATTGCTGCTGACGTACAGTAAATGCAAAGGAGCTTTGTGAAATTATTTCGTCTTTAATAAGTTGCTTCAGGTCGCGCGCGAGGGTAGTATCTGGTAACTTCACGACGTATCGAAGTCCTGTTTTATCAACAGTAAGCTTCATGTTTTTACCATTACGCCCAACGATCATACTTGGATCGTGATTGAATGCCGCTATAGCATCATCACCTAGCACGTCATCGAAGGCTCCGGGTGCGACGCGTTCTATCCATCCCCCGAAGTCCTCCGAATCCTTATTGAATACTGAAGCGTGTCCAATAATCGTATTCTCATCCTTCACTCCATCCCGTTCTTCGAATTGAAGCTGAGATGAAAAATATCTTCTTTCCTTAGTGTCCATTGTTTCCGTTTCCGTTTGCAAAAGCATCCAACTGCTCATTCGTCATCTTGTACTTTTCGCTTAAAATCTTCTGTATTTCAGGAAGCGAATACCTCCTTTGTCTTTTTGCTGCTGGTGCTGTTTTGGGTTGCTGTAAAATCTTTTCCTGTAAGTCCAGTGGGACCGTTGCACCTTGAATAAATAGCTTGTCAGAACCCTCTAAGAAAGGATCATTGTTCAATTCCCTGATTTCCGCAGGTGTTTTGATTGCATTCTGAATTGACTTGCTGAATGCTTCCGCTTTCGTGATTGTGTCGGTTCTTATGTATGCGTCCCAGTTAAATTCGAGGTACATATCAGCCTCACCAGGTAGCGTTAAAAGTTTTGTGTTGTATTCATTCTCGAACTTGCTTCCGATGGGCGCCATTGTGTCCTGAAGGAATTCTATTGCCTGCTGTTCCACGTTGTTGCGTGTAGCGGCGCTCATATCAGCTAACTTGTAAAGAGGTACTCCGGTCCAGCGTGATACGTTAGCGACGCCAGCCTGAGAAGTGCCGAGAAATTCAGCTTCAGCAGGTGCAACAGATAATTCTTTGTATTCCCAACCAGAAGGGATTGCCACGTCGCTCGCTTTGGCCTTCGCCTGTTCATAAGATTTTATCATTTGTGCCCGTTGAGGGTCCGTGACATTCCCTTTAGGTATGAATAGCCCTAATGGTTTACCGTTACCGGCAAAGAATTTAGAACCGTAGTTTCTTGTGTTTATTTGAAGCTCGAAGTCTTCCTGTGC